ATCTAAAATGTCTAAATAAAACATCGATAATAGCGGCATAAATACTTAAATTTAGAGAAGTTTTTGGTAATTTTAAGAAATCAAATAAAATACCAAAAAAATACATCATACCTCCAGCAATTAAAAGACTTTCAAATCGACCATGTATTTTAAAATAGGATTTTAATCCAGCAAAATCACCTTTTGGATGAAAATGGACGATTACTTGTAATAAGAAATCACCAATCATACCAATTATAAATGCTCTTTGATTATAATTCATAATTATAATATTAAGTTATATATTTATCAAAAATTAAAATTAAATTAATATAGAAATAAAATTTTATTATTAATTTAATTGAATGGGTAATACATTTAGTAGAAAAAAAAAGAAAGTTAAATTTAAATTAACTCCTCAACAAATAAAAGAATATATAACAGATGATGGAGCGATTGATATGAGTAAATTAAGAAATGAATACGATGCTACAAGTGAAAACAAAAAGAAAACACCTGTTAAAAAAAAACCTGTTAAAAAAAAACCTGTTAAAAAAAATAAAGATATTCCCAAAATTAGAGAAGAAATTGTAGTTATCCATGAAGATGACGATATAGAAATTACAGAAAAAGAAAAAAATGAAGAAGAGGAAGAAAGTGAAGAGGAATTCGAAGTCGACGAAAAAGATATAGAACTTATTACAGAAGAACATGTTAGAATAGCAAAACCAGCATTCGATACATTAGTTGAAGCTTTATATGATGCTGGCATTAAGGCTAATAGAAACGTTCAAGTATCAAATTTATATCATTTAGATTGGTATTTTGAAAATTTCAAGGACACATTAGAGGCTAAAGATGGTGATGTAGAAGAAATACTCGAAGAACAAAACAAAATATTGAGTGAAAATATATTACGACCTCGTATGATTAAAATCCGAGTACCTTCAGATGATGCAAATTCAGAAGAAAAGTGGAGAGTTGTCGAAATACCATTGTTTACATTAGTAAAACACAACTCATTAAAAATTGATACAATGGATGTAGAATTAAAATTTAATATGGGGAAAATTATAAAAAAAACAGAGTTAAAAAAAAATAAATTCCATTCTATAAGTGGCGAAGAAGGAAAAATGTTAACAAAAAAGAAATGGAAAATTCGTATTGCTACACCTATAAGAGATCATAGCAATTTTGCAACATTAAAAATAAAATTTACCTATGATTCTCCATTAGAATCAATGACTCGTCTGACTGAAAAATATGATAGATTTTTATAAATAAGTTATTACACAGTTTCAGCAGATTTTTCTTCAGCATTCTTTTCTTGAATTAATCCTGTTAATATATTTAATACTTTAGCTAATCCTTCTGGTGGTCCGTTATCAGAAGCTTCAACGTGGACGCTATATTTTGCGGAATTATCAGTTTTACGGGTAGTTTCTTTGGAAGTACTAACGGAACCAGTGATACTCGCAGAAACAGGCGACCAGAAACTGGAATATTTAACATTTACTGTAGTTGATGCAGCAAGACTACTTTTTTGTTGAGTTTGTTGTTTGACTTCCATTTCGAAATCAATATTAACTTTTTTTACAGATAGAGATGGTATATTGACGATTGCTAATAATGGAACCGATAATGTTTTATCTACTTCTTCTACATCATCGGAATTAGGTGCTTTTTTTAAAGTTTTTCCGTAAGTAAAATCGACTGTTTTTACTTTACCATTTTGATCAGTACCTACTTCTTCAATAAAGTTTTTGGTAAGATTTGCTAATTTACCTTGGGCATTGGCGGCTGCTATTAATGGTGCTCCAATCAAATCTTCCATAGGTAATCCGCGAAATTGTTCAGTTATCGACATTATATATATAATTATATATATATAAAAATATCATAGATATACTAATTATATTAAAAATTAGTTTTATTTACAAAAAATGAATAACTATATAGTATATTTATTAACAAATACATCAAATCGAAATACATATTTAGGAATAACAAATAATAGTGAAAGGAGAATCAGACAACATAATGGTATAATAAAAGGGGGAGCAAAATATACTCATGCTAAAAAGGGAGATGGAGATTGGGTGTATCATTTAAAAATTAAGAATTTGACAAAAAGTGAATCATTATCGTTAGAACGCACAGCAAAAAATTTAAGAAGGCGAGCAAAGGGTTCAACACCACTTGAAAAAAGATTATTTATTTTATTACCATTAGTTGAAAGATATCCACAAGCGGAAATAGAATATTATGATTAAATACAAATATATATAACAATTTGAAATCTTTATTATAAAAGTAAATCATGGATTATTTAAATTTTAAAAATATATCTGCGTATGCTTCTAATATAGCAAGAAGTAGAAATTATTATCTAATAAAACAAAATCAAATATATATTACAATTTTCCTAACTTTATTATTAATAAAATTTATAGGATTAGGATTTGTTTTGAACTCATATTTATTCATATATTACGTAATTTTGAATATGAATAATATAACAAATAAAAATACTGATTCAAGTTTATTAACTATATATGGTTGTTGTTATATGAGTGAATTATTTTTAGGAAATTATATACAATATCATATACGTTTTGAATTTTTAATTTGTAAACTAATATTTTACGTATGGATGGTTCATCCTGTAAGTAATGGATATAGACAAATATATGATATTATCAATTCATTTTTTTGTATAACAACAAAAAAACAAAAAATAAATAATAATATTTTAAATGCATTAGAAATTTTAGAAAAAAGACAAATTAATCAATCAGAAAAATTAACAAAAGTTTTTGATTTTTATGAAAAATTAAATACAGATTTAGATAAATATGAAATAAATGAACAACAAATTTTTCCAGAAGAATCCAAAGAAAATTCTAATGAATCTTCTTTATATACACATCCACCTAAAGATAAAAACGAATAAATTAAATTCTATTATTAGGATTTTTACTATTTATTGGTATAAATCTATCAATATATTTATTATTTTTTTTTGGTAAAATCGGATGTTCAGAAACAATATTTGGTCTAGGTCTAAGTAATTTTTTTCGTTTAGAATAAACATCTAAAGGATTAGAAGTATTTTCTGTTTTTTTTTTAATTTTATTATAACGCATGTCATTCTCGGCATTGATTGTGCTATTAAATGAAACATTTGGATTAGGATAATGTTGGAATTTATTTTGTCTTGGGTTTAAAGAAATATTTTCGTCTTCATTTTTTTGTTCAAAAATCTGAAATGGATTTTGTGAATTATAATTTATTTTTTTTTGTTTTGGAACTTGTGATAAATTTTGTTTCATTTTATTATAATTATTAAATTTCATATTTCTTAATTTTGAATCAACTTCAAAAATCTCATTAGTAATTTTATTTTGATGATTATTAAAAATATGATCATTTATGCGATCATTTGATGTAATCTGTAATGATTGATTTTGTTCAGTTGGATATCTTGAACTTTGGTTTAAATTATCTTCTACTAAATTTCCATAAATACCAACTCCTAAATTTCTTCTCGAATCATTAAATGTCCAATCAAAAGCTTGATCATTTAATTTTTTTAATTCTTTATCAAATTTATCATTATTTTTTTCTATTTCTTCTTTTTCATCATTTATTTTTTGTGAATTTTCTCCACCGATATAGAAATAGTTATTCATGTTTGTAATAAATCTATTATATATATTTTTTTTTCATATTAGACATAAATTTTATAATAATTACTTATCTAATTGATTGTAATAAGATTTAGTTTTTATTTTTTTTTCTAAACAGATTTTATATATACTAATGGTTAAATTTATAAAAAAACGAGTTTATAATTTGGATAAGAGTTACAAATATTTTTATTATCAAGTTGTAAATAATAAGAAAAAGAGAATTAGTTCTAAAAAATACCATACATATTTGAAAAAAATAGCAAAAAAAAATGCGAATATATTACCTATGATTCTTTTAAAAAAAAATGTTGAAAAATACTTACCAGTATCAGAGCAAGTTGGTGGTGATGGGGAAGCTTCTAATGATTTTGGAGATTTATTAGAAAAAATAAAAAAATATAAAAATAATCCTAATCTTAAATTAGGAAAAACATATGTAATAGATCATAATTTAGTTCAAGGTGAAAAAGGGGAAATGCAAATTTCTATGCAAAATGAAAAACAATTAAAGGAATTACTAAAATATGCAGATTTATTATTCGATACACAATACATTCATCTTAAAGATAGTAATGGTAAATTGAAAAAATATGCCATATTAATTCCAAATAAAATAGATGGTAGTGAAATTTCAAAACACATTAATTATTATTTAAATAAAGAAACTTATAATACATTTTCTTTTAATGAAAATAAACCAGAAATTACTGATAAAATGATAAATAATTATTTAACTATAACTAATCCAAATACTGGTTCTCCAGAAAATTTAGATACTATTGTTAATAAACAATTCGAGCAAAGTCAAATTAAAAATGGAGGATTTTCAAAATATTTATCATTATTAAATAAAATGTCAAAAAATTTTGAAATGATATTAAGTAATTTATTATCACAAACATCATCATTTAATGATAAAAATGTTCAATCTCTTATAAATCAAGTTATTCTTGCTTTGATATCAAATTCTCAAATTGATCCAAAAAATGAAGAACAAGCAAGTTTTTATTATAATAAAGATTTAGTTGATTATAATATTACATATTTTGAAGGAAATATTGCAAAATATAATAATCTATTAGGAGATAATTCAAAAGATGGTTTATTAAATACATATGGTAATTTCCCCAAAATAATTAGAAAAGCTCTAAATGATACTTATCAATTTGATAGTAAATATTTTATTCCAATTAAGATTATGGAAATGCAATCAATTGATATATTTAGTTGGAATAACTATTTTTCAAAATATAATCAATATAGAGAAGAAATAAATAAATCATTGATTGAAAATGATTATGAAAGTCAATGTGCAGCAGTAAAATCATACCATCAATATTTTAAAAGCATTAATGAAAAAATGAACAAAAATAAGAGAAAATTTCAAGGAAAAAATGCGACATTTTTATTCTCCCCTTCACGAAAATGTCAAACGTTAAATGATGAAACTGATTTAAATAATTCTAGTCAAACATACGATATGATAAAAGGATTTAAAGAAAATGATAATATTCAACTAGAATCAGTTGTATCTGTTATTAAAAATTTATTATTAATGGAATTAACGATAACTGAATTATCATCATTACAAAAAATAAGTACAATTATTGACAAAACACTAATCGATTTAAGCAAACAGCATAAATCAGATGAAATAAATATTACTACAAATGTTGAAAATTTTTTAAAAAAAACAACAAATTATAAAACATCTATAAATGATAAAAATTTATCAATTTTTGCAAGAATTTCTAAATTAAAAGAATATAAAATTTATTTAGAAGAAGCCCAATCTAAAAATCTTAAATTTGACGAAAATATCTCAAATAAATATAAACAAATGAATTTTAAAAATAATTTAACAGATGATGCGATACAAAAATTAACACAAATAAGTAATACATTACCGAAAATAGATACTAATTTATTAAAAGAATTTATAAATGAATATAAAATACCAATTGTTTCTTCGACTAATGATAGTAATAGTGAAATAAAAAGTCAGCAAGCAATAAATGAAATATATACATTATTTGAATTCTTTTCTAATTTTTATAAAAAATTAGATAAATCTGAAGAAGAAACATGTGATAATATATCAGTATATAATTTATCTAAATTACAAAAATGTATTACTGAATCAGAAAATAATTTTTATCCTCGTGATGAAAAAGTAGATCAAGATTTAGCATTATTTGAGGAACAATATAAAGATGCAGTTTTAAAACAAACAAAAGACATTAGAATTGGATATCCTGGGATAAAACAAATGTTTGATAATTATAAACATATTCATCCATTTTTTGAAAATCAATTAAGTATATCTATATCTAAATTTAATGATAATCTTGATAAATTAGAACTAGAAAAGCAACAAAAATTAGAAGAAGAAAGAAGAAAGCAAGAAGAATTAAATAAGAAAAAAGAAATTGAAAATGAAGCTAATAAGTTAAAAGAATTAGCGAGAAAAGCAATTAATGATGAACAAGAAGCACAAGAAAGAAAACAAGCAATTAATAATCAAATAATTCAAAATGAAAAAAATTTGAATAATTTACAGACTGGTGGTGGTGACAAACTTGCTGTTGGTCTTGGTACAGCAGCATCTGGTGCTCTTGGTGCTGCTAGTCTTTCTGCTAATTCAATGGATATAGGTAATACTTTAAATGAAAGACACTTTGGTTTAGATAAAATTTATTTGGAAAAAGACAAACATAAAAATTTAGAATATATTTATTTGATTAATCAAGGTTGTGCAGCGTTCGAGAAAAAAAGTTTAATTTGGTCAAATAATCCTAGGAAGAAAATTAATCTTATGTTTGAAAATGATGATGCTAATATTACCTTTACACAGAAGTTTAAAACGTCATTTGGCATGAATGTTAAATCTGTAATGGAAACATTGCATCCAAATGATGATTACTCTACTACGACATTAAATAAAGAAGGCGACTATAAGGATATAATGAAATTAGAAAAATGTAGTGAATATAGATTGAGATCTATTAATAAAGATGATGTACAATATATTAGTATGTTTACTAGAAATATGAAAAAATATATTCAAAAATCACGAAGTGTATGGACAATACAAAAAAATATTTATATGACACCAACAGATAAAGAAAGTTACAATAGATATGAAAAAGATTTTGAAACTAAATGGATTGACTTATCAATTATTAAAGACAAATATCCAGATAAATTATCATCATTAGATGATATGTTATTAGATAAACAAGCACATAAAAGAAGAAGAGCATTAGAATCATTAATTAAATATGCAACTTATGGTAATAAAATTGACAATTAATTAACCGATATTTTTAAAAATAAATAATTAATTATAATTTATACAAAAAATTTTATATTATGTATAAATTATAATAATGTTGCCTAGTAAATTATTTACCATTCAAGATAACAATTTAATTGGAAAAAATTTTATTTATATGTTTAATGCAAATTGTCAAAAGGAATTAAATATTTTTTCTTCAAATATGAATGAGGGTGCTCCGAATTTTGAAAACGTTCCAACTAAAAATTTTCAATTAAAATTAAATAATCCTGAACTACCCGAAGACCAACAAGAAGAAATGGACTTTAAATATATGAATTTAGATAATAAAAGAAAATATAAATCAAAAAAGAAAATAATGGAAAAATGTTCAAAATATAGATTTCATAGAGCAGACAAAGATAGATGGCTACTCCAACGACATGTTGGTAATCAATGGGAATCTGTAGATGAAACATATGGTGAAACAAAAAGTTTATTGGAAGGAATCAACCAAGATTTAAGAGAACCAACTTTAGTGGAAAACGAAGAAGATGATTTTGTTCTTATAGCAACAAGTACAGAAATTCAACAACCAAAAGAATCAAAAAGTACTCAAACTGCTAATAATACTCAAACTGGTAATAATAATCAAACTGGTAATGGTATTTTAAAAAAAAAAACTAAAAAAACTAAAAAAGTAAGAAAGCACAGAGGTATTATTCAAACTGGGGGCAGTAAAGGAAAATTAAAAAAAGGATATAGATTTTCTGGTAAAAGATTGAAAAGTGGAATGTCGGAAATAGTCAAGGCAAAAAAAATATAATTACCAAATATGCACCAATCTGTTAATAATAATGTTAGCTTTTTTTAATTCTTGTGTTGATAATTCTTGTGATCTTTCACTCGCATATAATAAGATTATTTCTTCAGGATTAATAAATTCTTTAATTAAATGTGAAATCCCTCTATAATCACGGCTATCATGGCGAATACCTGTAATATTTCTACCATATTTTTTATTTATTATACTTCCACCAAATCCGGAACCACGACCATCATCATAAAAATGAATAATTAATCCAGAACCATGACTAATTATTTTTTGAATTGATTTTTTATATTTATTTCGATTTTCTCTATCTAATATTGGAAAACGATCTACTATTGATTCTGAATGTATTCTAACAATCGGATTGATTTTACAATCTCCATATTGTAAAATGAGGACGTCTTTATGTGTAGCAATATCAAAAAAACAATTCATTTTAAACCAGTATGGTTTACATAATAATTTTGGAAATTGAGTA